CTATTGTAAGTTGACATATAACTTGCAAGAGAACCAGTAGTAGTAGCATCACCAATAATATCTCTAAACTCTTGTGAGTCAACCATTGATTTTAATTTTAGTCTTAATAAGTGTGGCCACCATGTTTGTGAAAATCCTTCTGCCGCTCTGTTTACATCTTCAATAACATAATATCTTTTTAATGCAATTGGTATAGATTCATCTAAACTATAATCTTCTTTCATGTGTGGAAATTCAATTACATCACCACCCATGGGTTTCCTGCCTAATCTTTCAACAACATCATTCATATGTACAGTTAAAAATAAAGTATCATTTTGTAAAAACATACCAAACTGACTTAGATTGAAATCTATATCTTGTACATTGTAGATACCCCTAATAGTATAGATATCTGCGTCATATTTTCTGTCTCTATTTTCTAAAAATAGTAAATCTTGTATTGTTCTTTCATTTAAACTGTCTCCAGAATACTGTGGTTGTGTTGGAGATGCTTCACCGTCCTTGTTTGTATCACCTTGATCGTAGGGTCCTACATATTTGTGGAAGTGTAAATCAGTACCTCCCACAGTAAACATCTCACGAATGTTCCGATCAAAGAATTTATAGTCAGCACCTTTTTCTGGCTTAAAAATGGATAATCTTGGCATATCATACATATTTATTGTATACACCAAACCTATAAATATGTGTATGTCAGAACTTCAAACAGGTCAACAGGAAATATTTGATTACGTAAAAAATAATCTAGGTGAGGGTATGATAGATGTGGAATTAGACCCTAAACACTATCAAACGGCACTAGAAAGAGCAATTAACAGATATAGACAACGTTCATCAAATGCTGTTGAAGAATCTTATGCTTTTTTAGAATTACAAGAAAATCAAAACACATATATTTTACCAGATGAAGTTATAAACGTAAGAAGATTACATAGAAGAACCGTAGGTTCCAGGACTGAAGGCGGCGAAGGTGGTACATTGTTTGAACCATTCAATTTAGCCTACACTAACACATATTTGTTAAGAGCAGGTGCTACAGGTGGTTTAGCCACTTACTTTGCATTTGCTTCTTATCAAGAGTTGGTAGGTAAAATGTTTGGTTCATTCATACAATTCCATTTTGATGTAGCAACAAAAAAATTAACAATTACTCAACGTCCAAGAGCAGACAACGAAACTATTTTAATGCATACAGATAATTTTAGACCTGATATTACATTGTTCAAAGATATCTACTCTAAACCTTGGATAAGAGATTACACTTTAGCAGTATCAAAAATTATGTTAGGTGAAGCAAGAGGCAAATTTAATACTATTGCAGGACCACAAGGTGGTACAACATTAAATGGTGCTGAACTTAAACAACAAGGCCTTGCCGAAATAGAAAAATTAGATAACGAAATTGGCGATTTTGCAGAGGGCGGATCTCCACATAGTTTTGTTATTGGTTAATTCACAATAATATCATTTTAAATAAAAGAATATGAAAAACGACAATCGTTATAAGAAATATTCTGAGTGTGATATAAATGATCTAGAACAAATTGTTACCGATTTAGAAAATATGTCTATTAATGCTTTAAAAAATAAAAAATTAGACATACGAAAAAAGATATTAGGTGCGGTAAAAGAAGCCAAATTAGAGATTGAAAAACGTCTCAAAAAATAGTATAATCAATAAATGCTAATAGGAATTGTAGGACTAATGGGTTCTGGAAAAGACACAGTCGCAAATAGACTGGTAGAAAAACACGGATATATTAGAGATAGTTTTGCTAAAAGTTTAAAAGATGCAGTAGCATCAATGTTTAATTGGGATAGAGAAATGTTAGAAGGAAACACATCTGAAAGCAGAGAATGGCGAGAACAACCAGATAAATTTTGGAGTGAAAAGTTTAACAAACTAGTTACACCACGAACAATTCTACAACAATTTGGTACAGAAGTTATGCGTGGACAAATGTATGACGGAATATGGGTAGACAGTTGTATAGGAAGATATAAAGGTAAAAATACTGTTATTTCAGATACACGATTCATAAACGAAATTAAAACCATTAAAGAATATGGCGGTAAAATTATATGCGTTACAAGAGGTGGATTACCTACACAAGAAGATATGAAAAAACGTGGTGCTCATCAATCTGAGTGGGATTGGTTAGATAGCACCTTTGATTATATGATTGATAACAACGGAACTAAAGAAGAACTATTTGCTAAAATTGATTTCATCAGCAATAAGATCACCAATACGCCATCCTAATCTACGCACACTGTTTAATCTTTGACAGTTAGCACATACAGTTTTTAAATTAGTGTCTGTAGTATTTCTCAAATTGCCATCTACAAACAGCACATCTAATTGTAATAAATCCTGTGCTTTAAAGCCACACAATTCACATTTTTTTAGTTTTTTGTATCCTGATCGTTGTAAATGTGTAACTCCTCCAACTTTCTTTTTGGCTTTTTTGCGACTACAAGTATCACACAGTCTACGCCAGTAAACTTTACCTGCTTTCTGATAAGCATATGCTCTAGGCTTTGCATTACATTCTACACATAAAGGTCGTACAACTTTGTTCATATATACTATTTACGTCGCCTATATAGGCACCTAAAAATGGTAAGATTTGTCGTAAAAACGATACGATTGAATAAATAACTCTAGTATATACGTAACTTGCAAGGAGAATACGAAAAATGGCTTTAACATCACCAGGAGTAGAGGTTTCAGTAATAAACGAAAGTTTTTATGTACCATCAGATGCGGGTACTACACCTCTTTTTATAGTAGCATCTAGTCAAGACAAAAATAATGGAGCGGGTTCAGGAACAGCGGCAGGAACAGAAACTGCAAATGCTAACACTGTATACCTACTTTCATCACAAAGAGAATTAACAGAAACATTCGGAGATCCAAAATTTTATTCAGATGCTTCAGGAAATTCATTACACGGTTATGAATTAAACGAATATGGATTACAAGCGGCTTACTCTTTTTTAGGAATTGCTAATAGAGCATATGTGTTAAGAGTAAACGTTGACACAGCAGACCTAATTGGTAGTGCTTCGGCTCCGACAGCAGACCCAACAGATGGAACATACTGGTTTGACCTTGCATCAAGCGATTATGGATTATTTGAGTGGTCACAAACAGATCAAAAATTTACAGCAAAAACACCAACGTTGATTACATCAGTTACTGACCTGGTAGGTAACAGTTCAACAGGTGCACCAAAAACTTCAATAGGTTCACAAGGTGATTATGCAATTAATACAACACACGTAAGCAATAAGATTTATAAAAAATCTTCAGGAAATGCTTGGGTACAATTAGGTTCAAGTGCTTGGCATTTAACTTTACCTGTATTTTCAATTGCTTCAGGAACAACAGTAACAAGTGGAAACAACATACAGATAAATGGTATTCAAGTACAAACAGGTGGTACTGCATTATCAGATGTTAATACAGCAATTAATGCCGCAGGTGTTGCAGGCGTAACTTCAAGTATTAACTCAACAACAAGTAACCTTGAAATATTCCACAATGGTTTAGGTTTTGGTGATTCAACAGCAGGTTTCAACACAATTAGAGTTGAAGAAGGAAATGGTACACTATTAGCAGATTTAGGAATAACAGCAGGAACTTATAATGGTATAAAATTCCTACAAGCAAAACATACTAGCAGACCAACTTGGAAGACAGCAGACGATAACAGACCTAATGGTTCTGTTTGGCATAAAACAACAAGTGCTAATTCAGGTGCTAATATAGTCTCAAAACTTTACAGCACAGCAGACGGTTCTTTCAGTTCTGTAGGTGCACCATTGTATGCAACTGGTCATTCAGCAATTTATAATTTAGATCCAACAAATGGTGGAACTGCTTTAAGTGCTGGTGATTTATACACACAATACAACATCACTGAACAAACTGTAGATGGACAATCAGATGGAACACCAAACGTTGGTGATTTACAACTTTTCAGATATGAAGGTGGCGAAACAATAATTTCAGGAAAAACAACAGCACTAACAGGTGCATTTACATCAGGTGAAACTTTTACAGTAAGAGAATCATTAAAAAATCAAGAAGCATTAGATGCGGCAAAAACTGTAACAATGACATCTCCAGATGGATCTACATTGGCTGATGCTGAAGATTTTGTTACAGCATTTACTGCCGCTGGATTTACAAATCTAGTAGCATCTGTAGTTTCATCAGGTGAGTACACAGGCGCTATCCAAATTAAACACACACTAGGTGGTGAGTTTAGAATGAATCAAACATCAGGTACAGTACTTGATGATGCAGGTTTAGGTGCATCACAGGCACATGACTACGGTGGTTATGATGCACTTTCAACAACAAAACTTGACAACTTATACGTTGCACCAGCAGGTGATTCAGAAGATTCAACTGTAGGTAACGAAACAATTGCTTCAAACTGGAAACGTTTAAGTTACACTGCGTCAGAAAGTTCACCAACTTCTGAGCCAACAGATGGTACATTATGGTATGACACTAAAACTGATGAAGCAGATATTTTAGAACACAACGGAACAACTTGGCAAGGTTACGTAAATGTTAATGGATCAACGTCACCAAATGGACCACAGTTTAGTGCAACAGCACCAACTACACAAAGTGA